TGATTTGTGGGCTGCAAGTCGGTGTTGATGTCACCCTGCGGGCGCACCCACCATGCCTTGTCAGCGTCACTCTGGAGCAGCAGCGTACGGCCCGAGTTGATCAGCCTCATGAGACTGTTGTACTCGGTCCCAACGCACTTGATACGCAGGTTGATTGTGTCACCCTTATACCCTTGCGTCACGATGATCGGCCGGTCTTCCCCGATCGGCTGGAACACCGTAGAGCTGTCCTTCTGCGTCGTTCCGATGGCATCGGCAAGGACCGTGAGCGGCATACTGTAGTCAGCCACCACAAGATCCTTGAGCCACCAGTTGTCCGGCGCGGTCAGGTACGCTTCATCGGATTCCGGGCCGTAGTCCGAGGTGAACACCTCGCCTGCCAGACCGTAAGAGACGGTCCTGATGCGGTACTTGCGGTACGCACCAGGCATGATCGTCGGGTCTGTGTACTCGCCGAGCCCTGAGAGCTGGTCGTACGTCAGGTTGGCCTTGTCCGATCCGTACAGCGTCCGCCATTCCCCGTACCCGGTGCCGGTGTCCTCTGTGTACTCCAGCATTGGCACGTTGAAGATCGGGTGCTGAGTGCGCCCAGTGCCAGGACGCCACACGGTAGACGAGCCGAACGCCATGGAAACGCGGTCGAACGAAACCGTGTCGTTCACGGATCGCCCGGGTGCGATGATTCCCATGCCAACTCGCGTCGTACCGTCCGGAATCGGGAACGTCGCCACCGACTTGACCCAAGGGTCAGTGCCGTTGACGCCGAACGACGAACCGGGTGAAGTCTGCGAAGTCTTCAACTCGTTGCCGACGTAGGTGTTGAACACCAGATACGCACTGCCTGACGTAGAGCCGGACAGCGCCGCCTGAACGGTCATCTGATTGCCCGCGCGCGCGAGGACCACCGGGTTGACCGAGGTGATGTCCACGGGCGTTGTGAGCGTCACGGCAGCGTCTCCCTGAACCGAGGGGGTCGCAGGAGACAGGAAGCCGATCCAGCCGCAGGACGAGACGGTAGACGTGCCAGAGCCGGGCGTGAACGAGCCGTAGACGGTGGTGGACACCGCCGAGGCAGGCGCGTTGGAGTCGTACGCGGCCAACGTCAGGTACTCCGAGGACGAGCCCGCCGTAGAGTCCTGACGCTCGGTCTCTCCACCCGGAGGCGTCGGGGCCGAGGACAGCGGCTTTATCAGGCCGATCCACGAAATGTAGTTGAACAAGCCCTGACCATCAGCAGTGTAGGCGCGTCCGGTCCGCGAGTGGTTACCGGTCGAGACCGTACCATTCGAGTCCCAGACACCCAATGCTGCATCAGGATAGCCGTTGTTATACCCGTAGCCCGTAGACGAGTTGTCAACGCGAAGCGAGTTCTCATTTGACGTCTCGTAAGAACCCTGGTTCGACAGCGGCGCGAACATGGTGATTCGCCACGCTTTCGAGTCCGTGTTGTAAACGGTGTTGGTGCTCATGTTCGTTGACTGAGAGACGTGGTAATCCTCGTCGATGAACTGAACCGTGTTCGCGTTCCGGTATGCCACACACTGCGTTATCTTCGGGAAGATGTTGTTCGTGTGCGAGCCGGTCCAGGAGGTCGGTTCCGATGCGCCAGCAACGCGCGTCATTACAGCGAACGTCATCGCGCCGGAGTGCTGGTCACCGGAGCCGGTGTGCACCTGCCGGACGAGCGTCCAGCCCGAAGGGGCCGAGACGGTAGCCGTGCCGGACAGCGCCAGACCAGCGATCATCAGGTCACCGGAGATCACCCCGGAAGGCTTGTTGATCTTGTAGCTGGTGTTGTCGCCGCTCGGGTTGGTCCACGATGAAGCTGCACCAACGTAGCTGATTCCAGGGATGGTTGTCGGAGCCTGAGTGTTCGCGGTCATCGTTCCGCCGGACACATCGTCTCGCACAGAAAACGCGCTGAGACGCCAGGCGTTCGGGTCCGAGTTGGTGATCGTCGGCGTGGCAGGAACCAAGGACGTATAAACGCCCGTGTTGCCGCCTCCGATGGCGTTGTTGACGAGCTGCGTAGCCGTGGGAGCCGCGCCCCGGTAGGCAACCACAGTCGTCCGGCACCGGTTGTGTGTCGAGATGAAGTCGCCAACCCACGTGCTCGGGTCGGCGGTCAGCGCGTCGCGCATCATGACCGTCAGGCTGCTTGCCGTCGAGCCGCTGCCAGCGACCTGCGAGTTGACCACGGTCCAGCCCGTAGGGGCCGGAGCGGGCACCGCGATGTCCGCCGAGACGTAGGCCACCAGAAGGTCACCGGTCAGCACGCTGGCAGGCTTGTTCAGCGTGAAGCCACTCGAACTCGTCGTGTCGGAGTAGGCAGTTGCCGTAGACACGTACGAGATCGACGGAGAGATGCCGTTGTACGTCATCTGGAACATGCGCGGAGCGTCCGAGCCGGTGCCCGTGGCGTTGACCGCAGCAACGGTGGTCGCGGTGTTCGGCGTGTACGGAACGGTGCTGCCGTCGCTCGCCTGCGAGGCGAGGCCGGAGAGGATGTTCCGAGACGCGTGACCACCAGACGACCAGGCTGAGTTGGTCCCGTACATCAGGCCAACGGCGTCGAGATTGTGCTGTTCGCCGTTCGCAGGGCTGTCGATCTCGAACTTGAGTACCGCCTGCGTGCAGTTGCTCGGAGTCGTGTCGGTTACGACAAACTCGTTCCAAGTGCTCGTCGCGTCCGTGACGGACACAGCCGTAGCGCTGCTCAGGTAGTTGAAGCCCGAGTCGTAGTAGTCCACCCACGCCCAGCACGTGCGGCCGGTCGTCTTGGCGATGATCTGCCCGCGCATCGTGATCGGAGTGCTCGGGGCCACCTCGACAAACGCCGTGCTGACCGTCATCGTAGCGGCCGAACTTGCCACTATCTTGAAGGAGTTGCCACCCGTGTACGAGATGGTGTTGTCCTGCGAGATGGTGCAGTTTGAGCCGTTGTACGTGATCGAGTCAACGCTAACGTCCGTGTCAAAGTCCGCCTGTTGGGGACTCAGAAGGTTGGACCCGTCCCGGAAGGTGAGCTGAACCGAGCTGGTGATCGGGTCACACAGCACGGACTCGAAACCGCCACCGCCACCGGTACCGATACCCGAGCCGGTGCCACCACCGGGCACACCGGGGGCAGAGCCGGAGATGGAGAACGCACGGCCGTTCCACTGCGAGAGCGCGCCCCTGACGGACTCCGCCTGTACGTAGACGTAGTAGTCGCCCGGAGGGAGCGTGAACCCGACGACGGACGTGATGTCACCGTTGACGAGATTCAGGCCAGGGATCGTGAGAATCTGGCCAGGGTAAATGAGATCGGGGTTGTTCCCGATCGTGCTCAAGTTGGCGTTGTAGATGTCGATCCAGTAACTCGGGTCGCCGAGCTTGTCGTTTGCGATTCCCCAGAGGGTGTCGCCGGTCACGACGGTGTAGGTCGAGCTACCAACTTGCAGACTCGGCGTCGAGTTGGGGTCGAACGTCCGGTCTTCCTGCTGAGCAGCCGTGAACACCTTGTAGACGGCCGACTTCTGGAAGTCTCCGTCAGGCTGCGAGTACGTCCAGGTGTACGTCGGAGGGGAGGTCACCGAACCCGTGGGCGCAGTCACCTTGACCACCGGCCGCTGAGCGTAGTTGACGACCGCGTACAGCTCGTAGATGTTGATCTTACCTGCCGAGCCGCAGGTCGAGAACGCCTGAACCATGATCCGGTCGAGCCGGTCCTTGGTCCACGTGAAGCCGAGGGCGTCGTGTGTGTAAGTCCCCACCGTGACGGTAGAGATGGTGGTTGTCGGATAGAGAGTGCGGCTGGTGTAGCGCGAAGTGTCATCCTTCGACATGAAGTTGACAGTCACCGACCGGGACGCTGAGTCCGTCTTTTTGAAACGGATCATCAGCGTCACGGAGGTGATCAGCGCGCCATCGGGGACGGCCGAAGTGCTCAGGTCTACCGGGAACTTGACGCATCCGCGTCCCTTGGTAGACGGGTTCGAGCAATACTTCGTATCGTCCCCGATGGCGCTCCACGCACGCCAGCACTCGTTCACGCCGCTACCGGTGAAGGTCCAACCTTCGTTCCGGTAGTCGGAGTTGCAGTAGTGACTGTACGTAGACATTTAGCCGTTCTTCCTGCCGACACCGGCGATAATGGCGTTGGACAGCTCGTCCATGAACTCCGGACTGCGGAGCTGCTTGACGGTCTCCTCGTCGCACTTGCCGTTGATGTTGATCTGGACAGCACCGTCACCCATGTGCACGGTAACCGAGTTGTCCTCACCTGAACCGCCACGGTGCCAGGAGTCGCGCATGTCATGCAGCGAATCCTTGAACGAGCGGATCTGCTGTCCGCCGCCGCCGAGGTTCATCATCTCGGGGCCGCGCTCGCCGACCATCGCCCATCCGCCGTGAGCACTCTTCGTGCCGTTCCAGTAAGGCAGGTAGCCACCACCGGCGTTGACGGATGCGACACCGGGAACGTTGTTGATGTTCCCGTAGGTGTGGACGATGTAGTTAATGGCCGCAGCCACGTTGGCGATCGGGTCCAGAATGTTGTTCGATGTTCCAGCCACGTGGTACGCGGAGAACGTAGGCGGAATCACCTGCGCGAGACCCTGAGAGGGCACGCCGTTCTGAGCGTTGATGTCGTAGTTGTTGATCGCATTCGGGTTCCACCCGGACTCGTTGGTGATGATCAGGTTCATACCGGCTTCCCACGAACCCTGGTCGCCCGGAGGCGGCACACCGGCAGCGGCCAGAGCCGCGTCGATGATGGCAAGGTGGTTGGAGTCGGTAACTGCCCCAATCGCACTCTCGATTGACGGCCGGAAGCCGTACCGGTTGGTGAACATCCCATCGTCGTAGCCGCGCGCGCTCGGGCCGGATCGAACTGCCGGAGGGGTTGCCTCGTAGTTCTTTCCGTTGAGCGTACCGGCCATGTGACCGACACCGACGTTGGTGATACCGACCATATACGGGGCCGTCAGGTTTTCCTCAAATCCTGTCGGAGCAGAGGAACCGGAGAATGCGAACGTGGTGAACCACGGTGCAGGGGTCTGACCGAGGATCGCTCGCGCAATACCCGACTGATACTCAGAACAGTCGATGTTGTTGACAAAGTCGCCGCCGAGGGCGTACGGCTTGCCAACCTGCGAGTCTGCCCACGCCTGGGCCGCTGCGTCGTTCGCTCCGCCCATGGTGGGCGAAATGTCGTGCGCAGTGATCCATGCCTCGATATCTCCGATGGCCTGGTCGATCATGCCGTTCATACCCGACTCAAGGTCAGGTGTTCCCGGAATCATCCCATCGACAGTGTCCTTACCGGACTTTGCGATTGCGTCAAGCATCGGGTTCGCCACGGGTGCGATGGTTCCCAGCGTCAGGGACGCCAGATCCTTACCGGCCGTGCCAGCCACACCCTGCGTGCCGGAGCCCGTTGCCTGCGTCGGGTCGGTAGAGACACCGCCACCCGCTGCGAAGGCCGTAGAGCCCATCTTGCGCACGGGGCCGCCGCCCATCACCTGAGACCGCAGGGACGCCACTGCGCCGTGTCCACCGGCTGCCGTGACCTCTCGGGCCGTCCAGACGTGCTCGCCGTTGGAGAGCCGCGCTGTGATGCTGTCCGAGGTACCCGAGCCGGGGCCATGCACCGCGCCACCAGTGGCGAACGCAGGCATGGTGAACTCGTCCAGGGTCTTGGCACCGAATGCGTTGGCGATGACGTTCCAGACGCCACGGATACCGCTGTTATAAACGGTGTCAACAATCGCCTTAACCGGGTCGTACACTTCCTGCTTGATCCCGTTCCAGCCCGTTGCCACGCTAGCGGCACCAGTCGTGAACGACTGCGGGAAGGTCTTGGTCAGGAAGTCATTCACCGGCGGGAAGAACGTCTGAGTGAACCACGTAGATCCATCAGTGAACTTGCCCTCTGTGTCGGTCCAATACTTGGCAGTCTCGGCGGTGTTGGTGTCGAGACTCTTTTGCCAATCGGACTGCATCTGAGTAGACGTGTCAGAGAACGTCTTCTTCAACGTGTCCGTGAACGAGTTACCCTGGTTGGTTGTCGTGTCCCAACTCGTGGTTGCGACAGTCTTGTTCGACTCCCAGTCCTTCTGCCACTGGTTCGACAGAACTGCGGACTGATCGGAGAACACCCTACGCAGGTTGCTCATGAACTGCGCGCCGTTGCTCTGCATGGCGTCGGTAGCGCCGTTCATGATGGTGAGCGCGTCCTGCCACGACGAGTTCCAATCGGTCGAGAGCTGGGAACCCGAAAGGATGTCCTGTGTCTGACCGTTGGGAATGACCTGTTCGCCACCACCGAAGTTGATGATCTCAGGTCCCTGTTCGCCGACGAGCGCAAGCCCGGACGACGCGCTGTTGGTGCCACTCGCGTAACCCTTCGGGGGCAGGTTGGCGTTAGCCTGCTGCACCCGGGAGATGTTGCCGTAACGGTGGACGATGTAGTTAATCGCCGCCGCAACGTTGGCAATTGGGTCAAGCGGGTTGGTGCTGGTACCGGCAACGTGGTACGCGGCGAACGTGGGGCCGATGACCTGCGCCAGACCACCCGAAGGGTGACCGGCCGCAGCGTTCGAGTCCCAGTGGTTGACCGCGCCAGCGTTCCATCCCGACTCACGCTGAATCAGGGTGTTCAGACCGGCTTCCCACTCGGCGAGCGAGCCGGGCGGGGGGACGCCTGCCGCAGCAAGCGCCTTGTCGATGATTTCCTTGTGCATGCCCTCGGGAATCTTGCCACCGACTGAACCTGCTTCCGAATCCTTCTTGACTAGCAAGTCAACCATGCTGGTGACGATGTTCTTTGACTCATCGACTGCGAACTCACCGATCACACCTGCGCCCATGTCACCCGTGAGGGGCTTGATCAGGGGGGCAAAAATATGGTCGATGACTTCCTTGCCGATGAAGCCGAGAGCCGATGCGCCGAGCTTGACGATATCGCCGAGGCCGCCGATGGCACCCTTGGCAATTCCCTTGAGGCCGCCGACGATTGTGTCAAGAACACCCTTGCCGACCTTGTGCACGCCAGCCGCGTCAACGATGTCCTTCTGGACCTGACTCAGCTTGTTGTACTGATCCTCGCCGATGCGCTGTTCGTTGCCCTTGAGGTAGACGTACGGAACGCCCGCCGCAGCCTTCTGGGCCGCCGTAGCGCCCTTCGGGGTGTCGGGGTCAACGCCACCACCGGCAGCGAACGCAAAGCCGCTCCAGCCTCGCCCTGCGCCCATCGTGCGTACAGCCTTGCCGCCGAGCGCGCGCGAACGCATTGCTGCAACTGCCCCATGACCACCGGCCGCAGAGACCTCGGCAGCCGTCCAGACGTGCTCGCCGTTGGAGAGCCGCGCCGGAATGTCGTCCGAAGTGCCAGTGCCAGGGCCGTGAACCGGGCCACCCTCGGCGAAGTTGGCGTGATAGGTGATCTTGCCGATGTTGAGCTTCTTAAGCCCAACCGCGTTCACGATCGTGTCCCATGCGCCGATGATGCCGTTGATGATTCCGATGACACCATTCACGCCGTCAGCGACGACATGCTTGATGCCGCCCCAAACGGTGCTAGCCGTACTCTTGATGGTGTTCCAGATCCCGGACCAAGCCGACTTTGCAGCCGAACCGAAGGAATTCAGAACGCTCTTGAGAGTGTTGGTAGTTGCGGACCACGCCGTCTTGAGCGCATTCCACACACCCTCAGCCGCAGTCTTCATCGCGTTCCAGGCGGCCGACCAGGCTGACTTCATCGCGTTGGTGACCGTGGTCATCGTTGTCTTGATCGCGTTGATCGCTGCGGACCACGCGGTCTTCATCGCGTTCCACACGGCCTCAGCCGCAGTCTTCATCGCGTTCCAGACAGCCGACCAGGCTGTCTTCATCGCGTTGCCAACTGTAGTGAGGGTGGTGGAAAGTGCGTTCATCGTGGCCTGCCACGCGGCCTTCATGGCGTTCCACACGGCATTCGCAGCCGTTTGCAGAGCGTTCCAGAAAGCCGACCAAGCCGCCTTCATGGCAGAACTGACCGTGTTCCAGATCGTGTTCATGCCGTTGACGAAAGCGTTCCACGCAACGGTTAGCGCGTTCCAAACCGCCGTCGCAGCAACCTTCATGGCGTTCCAGACGGCACCCCATGCGATCGAGAGCGCGTTGCCGATGGTGTTCCACGCTGTGATGATGCCGTTCAGCGTAGCGTTCCAAGCGGTCTTAAGTGCGTCCCAAACTGCGAGAGTTGCTATCTTGAGCGCGTTCCAGACTGCGTTCCAGGCGATCGAGAAAGCGTTCGTGACGTTCTGCCAGTTGGTGATCCACTTGATCGCGTCCTGGATTCCCCGGGACAGGAGAGTGATCACCGTTGCTGCTGCGTTGATGACCGGAGCGAGCGCCCCAAGTCCCTTTGCCAGCAGCGTGATCAGCGGCAGAAGCGGCGTGATCACAGCGACCATGAGCTGGAGTCCAGCGATCATGATCTTGGTGAGCGGAGGGATGAGCGGAGTGATGGCGATCATGACCTGAGCGAACGTCTTTGCCAGCGACCCCAGAAGAGGAGTCACGACGCGCAGAGCGCTGACGATCGCGGTGCCGAGCGCCTGGCCCATCGTGACCAACGCAGGCTCTACGGCCTTGAGTACGGGCATGAGGCCCGTCATCAGAACGCTGATCACCTTGCCGAAGACGGGAAGCATCTTCGCCAGGATGTCTCCGACGACCCTACCGAGCGTCGCCAGGAACGGGCCGAGCGATCCGTCCATCGCCTTGACAGCGCCGACGAATCCCTTCATCGCTCCACCGACGAGGGCCGTAAGACCGGTCATCAGGCCAGAGAATGCACGGCTACCAGCGGCAGCCATCTGCCCGAAAGCCTGGCCGAGTTGAGCAAGTATAGTGCCCGCTCCACTCATGAGCGTTTGCAGCGCAGAACCAGCACCCTTTGCGCCAGCGGCTACGCCAGCGAACATTGCACTGACACCCTTGCCGAGAGCCGTAGCCCCCTTGGAAAGTGCGTCGAACACCGGCTGTGCTGCCCGAAGTGCCGTGATAACACCAGGCATTACAGAACGGGTGAAGTTCAGCAGTGCGTCAGCAACAGGCTTGATGAGCGGTGCTGCTGCGGCGAACGCCTGTGTAAACGCGGGCTGCAACTGCTTGAGGCCGCGCTGAATCTCGCCCATGGCCTGGACGAGCGGACCCTTCATCACCTGCGCGGCCTGAGTCATTTCGGACTTGACCGAGGAAGTCAGCGACGAAAACGCAGACTTGACCTGAGCGGTGCCGGACAGCGCCAGAGCGCCGAGGCCGATTACCGCGCCGCCGAGGGTGCCGATGATCGCGGCAGCGGCGAGAGCCGAGGCCGGACCGATGAGCATCAGGGCTGCAACCACCACGCCTATGACGATGGCGAAATTGCCCATCAGGGGCGACGCCGAGCCTGCCGAGCTGCCAACGCTCCCGATGCCCCGGGAAGCGCCGCTGGAGCCGTTGCCGACGCCCAGCAGAGAGCTTGCCGCGCGGTCCGCCTCGCCGGACAGCGAGTGCAGGTGTGCGCCCGCCGTGTCCGTGTCCACGTCCGCATGAGCTGTGAAGTGCCTGCCGTCGAACTCCCGGAGCCGGGCGCTGAGAGCGGTAAGGTTGCCGTCGTTCACGTTGACGTTCGCAGTAGCCGTAGCCCTGCGGCCGTCGAAAGCATGCAGATCAGCGACAACTCGGGAAAGGTTGGCGTCGTTGACGTTGACGTTCGCCGTTGCGGTCGCGCGCGTGCGTGCGACCTGATCCAGCTCGTTCGTCAACTGCCGTAGGCCAGAAGAGTCTACGCGCACGCCTGCCGTGGCTTCGGCGCGCATTCTGCCTACTTGGTCTAGATCCGAGCGCAACTCATCGAGTCCCGCACGGTCTACGCGCACTGACACTGTTGCCGTCTCTCGCATGGCACCGATCTGATCAAGCTCGGATCGGACAGCGTCCAGGTCGCTACGGTTGATGTCTACGCCAACCTGCGCCGTCGCCCGTGTGTCGGCGATACGGCGCAGGTCAGCTGACAGCTCATCAAGATCGTTCCTGGCCTGGCGGACTCCTCCACCATCCCAGTTGGAAGAGATGTTGAAGTCAAGGCTAGTGATCGTCGCCATGCTCAACCTCCCTCGACCTCAGCATCGTTGCCTCACACTTCTTCGTACCCGTAGTCTTCGGGTTCGTCGTCGTCCTCATTGAACTCGACACCCTGTAGCTCCGGGTGCTTGTAGAACTCGGTGGGCGGTAGCAACTCAGGAGTCTCCGGCACGTCATCAGCGTCGGCACCGGCGGTCATGAGTGTGATTGTGTTGCTGAGCTGTAGTTGCTTGTAAATGGAAATGAGCGCGCCCTGAGTCCACTTACCATCAAGTGGCCCGAAGGCGCGCTCATATGCCATCCACTCGGCTAGCTCGTCAGAGTCGATGTGCCGCAGCATTTCGCGCACTGACGAGTGACCAAGTGCGAGGGTCAGTCGGAAGTAGAAGCCTCGGTGGCTTCCTCGCCGAAACCCTCGGTCAGCTCCTCCACGTCCTCGTCGGAGAGGCCGTTCAGCTCGTTGCACGCGTTGAACACGCGCTGGAGAGCGGCGACCGACTTGCGGCCGAGCGCCCGAACGTCGGCAGGGTTGAACATGCGCTCACCCTGCTCGTTGATGATGCAGAGCGAGACCAGCCGCGCGCGGAAGTTCTCGACGTTCTGCTTCGTCTTGTTGCCGCGCGTCTGCACGGTGCTCGCCTCGAACTTGTCGCGCTCCTCGCCGGTCAGGGCGCGGATGCGGACTTCGCCACCCCACTCGGGAACGTGAACGTCCTTCGTGCGGAGGTCGTCGGCGGACAGAATCTGTTCACGGCTCAGAAGTGCCATTTCGCGGGTCATCTTTCTGTGAAGCTCCCAATGCGCGGGTCGCAAAGGGAAGTTAAGTGCGGGTCAGTGTATCACGATTTGAGGCCACCCCAGGGGACCCGCGTACCCTGGGGTGGCTGCCTATGTTCACTCGGCGGCGGCGGCAACCCTCTCGGCTACCTCGTTCAGCATCCGCTCTAGGTTCTGCTCACCATCCGAGCGCCCTCCTTGCATGGAGTCCATGAACCAGGAGAACGCGCCATGTTGGACCACCCATCGGTTTGTGTTGCCGAATACCGGGTGACGCCAGCCATGTGCGTCCATACCGCGAGGAATCACAGCCTCGTCGGGAACTGGCATGGACGTTGTGACCACAGCGCCGTCGTCCTTGTCTCGGACGCCAACACCGCGTGACACGTTCTCGCGCAGACCCGTGTGACCGGTTCCGTGCGTAGGTTCGGAGAGCGCAGCCCTACTCGCAATGTATGCCAACCGCCGTGCCAGGGCTTGCAGTTCCTTTCGGATCTTGCCCGGCATCTGGTCGTCTGCATCGGAGAGGGCTGCGCTTACCCGATCGAACGCCTCTGTTCCGTTTACACGGATGTTCAGCTCAGAGGCGTCCATGATCAGGAGGTGGCGCGGGAGATGCCGGACCGCTGGGTCGGGAACTTCACCTTCGTGTCGGAGAGTTCACCCACCTTGCCGGAGAGCGGCTGGTACTCCAGGAGGATGCAGGTCGCGCTGTACTCGGGGTTGGTCGCGGAGACCGCAGCCGCAGTCGGACGAACGGTGACGGTGAACTCCGTCTCCTCGTCGTACAGCGGGTACAGGGTCGCGTCCACCTCGTTGGCAGCGAAGTCCTGCTGGAAGTCGATGGTGAACTCGTCTTCCTTGAGGCCCGCAACGGCTTCCTTGCCGCCGCCGGAGAAGTTGGTCGTGTCGATGCTGTTCTTCTTCATCGAAACCTCAACGGAGGCAACGTGGTCGGAGAAGTCCACGCCGTTGACGGTGATGACGCAGTCCCGCAGGACGAGCTTTGCCATTTGGCAAATCCTTTCTTACTCGGCCGAGTTGGTGTCGGCGTCGTTGTTGTCTTCGGGCGTGGTGCCCGTTTCCTCCGACTCCTCCGGCGCGGGGGGCGCGGCGTACGCGGCGACCGGTGCTACGGGAGTGTCGGCAGGTGCGATGTGGCCAGCGGCCATGAGAGCGGAAGCCTGTCCGTCCGTCAGCTTGAGCGACGCCACGGCACCCTGCGGGTGACCGAAGACGCCTCGGCGGCTCAGGACGTGGTACAGGCGCTCAACCGGCCCATCGGCCGCGTGCTCGGGCTGGTGAGCCGGAGCAGCGTGGCGACCGTGGGAGCGGTTCTCAGCGCGCTGCGCTTCCTGGTCGGGGGTGTTGGCAGGGATGGCCCTACGGCTACGCGCCATGGGGATCACCCAACCTTGACGACCGCAGCGGTAACGCTGGTGGCGTCGGAGAGGGTGATCACCGCGTTGCCGGTTCCGTCGCTGTAGTCCTTGCGGAGCGGAATCCAGACCTCCGCGCCAGCGGCAACGGTGATCGCATTGTTCGGCAGAGCCTTGCCGTAGTCGGTCGTTCCCTGGCCAGTCACGGTCAGAGTGACCGAAGAACCCGAACCGTTCAGGTAGACAGCGAAGTTGTTCACGCCGTTGCCGATCTGAGCAGTGTCGGACGTGGTGGCGGCAACGAGAGTGGGGCGCGTACCGGCGTCAACCAGCGTGCGCACCGGGAGAGCAGCCATGCTCACAATCCTTTCTGTGCACGGCAGTTATGTCTTCCTGCCGTCGGTTATTA